GCTTGAGGAGGCCCAGAAGGTTGAACGTGCCGGTCAACGCATCATGGAGCTGGGAGGTGTACGCGCATCGGTGTTTGATTACCTGACGCTGCGAACAGGATTAAACGCTGATGTTTCTGCTGAGGAGCTTGCTACGGAGCTGGACAAGCAGAAAGGGCACGTTTCGCGTGAGCTGAGAGCACTGAAAGCGAAGGGCTTGGCTGAGCCTGTTCGGACAGAAGAAACGGGCTCAAGACCACGAAATTATTGGATGGCGAGCCCTGCGGCGATGGAATGGTCCCTGGGAGGCTCAGAAGCTGGATTTAATGGATATTTGGATAAATTGCCCAAAAGATCCTTAATATCCAATAAATCAAACACTCAGGAAGGTACAGCCGTACTACTTTCTGATTCAAAAGATCCAAGCTCAGAATCAATAGATCCAAAGACCAAAGTCGAAATCCGCAGGGGTGACGAATGGACTAGTGGTTTTATCATTCGCAACGGATCCGACCTCAACAAGATTTCTGTTGAGCGTCTTGGCAATCCCATGGTGACGATCAGCAACCTGCGTTGGGAACTAGACGTGCGCCTTTGTCAATCTGGCTCGCAAGAGCCGGAACAAGCGGAGCCTGTTTCCGCTGAACCTCAAACAACTGAACTATTTGATTTCTGATGCCTGACTGCAACCGCACCTACCCCGTCCGCGTCGATGTGCGCCTCACCGAGGAAGAACGCGACGCCTTGAACGCTGAAGCCATGCAACGCGGTATCCCGCGCCAGGAGCTGTTGAGGGCTCGCGTATTGAGCGAAGCCAATCAGCCTGCCCCTGTCCCCGAGATCAAGCCCGTGCATTACTCCAAAGGCCGTGATGTCATCGACAGGGCCATGGATGCTGTGAACCGCCGTTATGACATTCCCCATGCGCAATTGGAGCCGTTGATCTGCACGGTGATTTGTGCCTTGAACGCAAAACGTTGACAGCGGGCATACCCCCGTGGTATTGTTGGTATGCCACAAGCCGGATGTATGGCCCGGATTCTCGGCCCTGAGACAAGAGCAGGTGCCTGGTTTTACCTCCTCAGTCGTGACCAGTAGCTCACGGCAGAGGTCACAAAGCAAATGTTGACGCCTGCCTGCGGGTATGCCATACTTTGATCAAGCGGGAGACCGCACCACCAAAAACAAATGACTGCTTCCGAAATCGCCTTCGTCATCAAGCAAAACCAAGAGATGATCAATTTCTTCTCTGAGCGCAATGCCGCTGGTGACGCTGAAAAAGTTCAAGAGCTGCAAGCCGCTAACGAAAACATCAAGCTTGCTGGCCTCTTCTCTTGATCACCTCGGCCCTGGAGACAGGGCCTTCCCTTTGCTCTAACACCATGCTCGACTATCACCACACCATGCTCAATCTCTTTGAAGATTTTGAGCGTACTCAAGACAAACTAAAAGCAAGCAACCTTCTCAAGCTTTCTCAAGTGTCTTCTCCCACCTACTACGTCGAAGCTTTCCTTGGCGAAAGCCTTGAATGGACTGAGTACGCCTACACAGAACGCGAGCTTCAAAACCTCAAAAATGACGCCATCGATTGTGGTTTCACATTCACCGTTAAAGAAGTAAACAACGACTAATCATCGTCGGGGCGCCTGATGCCTGCCTCTGCAGGCTGAAAGCCATACAACACTCACCCTCGTGGGAAAAGCAGGGCGGGCCTGGTGTCCCGATCAATACCCCGATTTCAAACATGGACGAACACTTCAGAGCACAGCAACATCAAAATGAACTCCGCGCCTTCCTTCGCTATGAAGCCAAGCTCAAGCTCGCTTATGCCCGCAGCCAGAATCCGCAATCTCGAAGACGGCACAGTGCTTATAACTCTTGGGCCACTGAAGGGATATGTGAGTAGCCATCACCTAATCACTCCCAAAATTCATCAGATGCAAGAGGCTTACCGAAAAGCCCATCCACATTTGGATCTCTGAGCTACGCTATACATCAAGCAGCTTTTTTAGCTTGACATCAATAACATCTTTAAAGTCAGACCATAAAAATGCACGACGCAGAACAGATCGATCTTCTGATCTAATTAAAGAATCGCTGCAACGTTATGGCGCTGCTCGAAGCATTGTTATCGATGAAGACAACCGCATCCTTGCGGGCAATGGCACCATCGATGGGGCAAAGGCCGCAGGCATCAAAAACGTACGCATCATCGAAACCGATGGTGACGAGATCATCGCCGTTAAACGCACCGGCCTGTCAGAAGAGCAAAAGGTCGGCTTAGCTCTGGCTGACAACCGCACGGCTGATCTCAGCGAATGGGATCAGGAGATGCTGCATCAGCTCTCAGAAGAGCATGACATCAGCCCTTGGTTTGATCAGGACGACCTAAACGAAATTCTCAACGTCACGGAGCTTGATCCTGAAGAAGGCAACACAGATCCTGACGACGTACCAGAGGCACCAGAAGATCCCACAACCAAACCGGGCGACCTGTGGATCCTCGGCAACCATCGCCTGCTCTGTGGTGACTCCACCAACCCACAGCACCTTGAACGTTTAATGAATGGCGAGCGTGCTGACCTTTGGATCACTGACCCCCCTTACAACGTTGACTACGAAGGCGGCACTGGGCTTAAAATTCAAAATGACTCTATGTCTGACTCTGACTTTCGTCAGTTTCTTCGTGACGCTTACTCGGCAGCCAACCTTGTCATGCTTCCAGGTGCTGCTTTTTATATTTGGCACGCTGATTTAGAAGGCTACAACTTTCGCGGTGCTGCTCACGACATTGATTGGATCGTTCGGCAATGTCTTATTTGGGTTAAATCTTCCCTTGTAATGGGCCGTCAGGATTACCACTGGAAGCATGAGCCATGTCTTTACGGTTGGACCAACGGTGCCGCACACACTTGGAACACAGACCGCAAACAAACCACTGTCCTCGAATTTGATAAGCCATCGCGTAATGGCCAGCACCCCACGATGAAGCCCGTTGAACTGTTCCAGTATCAAATCAACAACTCAACCAAACCAAACGCGTTAGTCCTTGACTCTTTTGGAGGTTCTGGCACCACCGCTATCGCTTGCGAACGCATCCATCGCCACGCACGCCTGATGGAACTTGACCCCGCTTACTGCGACGTCATCGTCAAACGCTGGGAAGACTTCACCGGCAACACCGCCATCTGCGAACCGTCTGCGGCACACTTTGAACAGGAGGAGTTAAAAGACTGATGGCCCATAAGTCCACAAAGATTGAAATGGACATGAGAGTCAACCGTGTCGCTCGGCTTTTAGCCAACGGCGCTGTGCGCTCTGAAATCATGCAGTACGCAGCAAAGGAGTGGGAGGCTGCGGAGCGCACTACAGACACTTATATCGCCAAGGCACGGGATCTTATCCGGGCTGATTGGGAAACGGATCGGCTGACTTTTACAGCAGAGATTTTGGCCCAGCTCGCCACGCTGCAAAAAGAGGCTCGTAAGACCAACAACCTCAACGCTGCTTTGGGTTGCATCAAGACCGCAGCGCAGATCGCGCAAGTGCTTCAGTGACGTTTCTTAGCCACATTGAAAGCGGATCAATCCTGCACCGAATTGGCGAAAGCAATTCAGAGCTTGACGTTCAATCCTTAGTCACACAGATCAAGGCCGACTTGCACCCAGGCCAGCTTGCCTTTGTAGAAGATCAAACGACAGAAATTATTGGTTTGTCTGCTGGGTATGGAGCTGGTAAAACGCGATCGTTAGCTGCAAAGGCAGTCGTCCTTGCCGTATTAAATCAAGGCTTTATGGGTTGCGTAATGGAGCCGACAGGCCCATTAATTCGTGACATCTGGATGAATGACTTTGAGGAGTTCCTTGAGGCTTACGAAATCCCTTACACGTTTAGAGCAAGTCCACTCCCAGAATATGTTTTGCATTTGCCCGGTGGTGATAGCAAGATCTTGTGCCGCAGTTTTGAGAATTGGTCACGCATCATTGGCTTGAACCTTGCCTGGGTGCTTGCCGACGAAATCGATACAGTCACGCCATCAATTGCAGAGAAAGCATTCCCTAAGATCCTTGGTCGCTTGCGTGCTGGCAACGTGCGACAGTTTGCCGCTGCATCAACGCCTGAAGGCTTCCGTTGGATGTGGAACACGTTTGGCACAGAGGAAGCACAACAGCGCCCTGATCGAAGGCTGATTAGGATGCGCTCGGTGGATAATCCCCACCTCCCAAAAGACTTCATTGAACGGCTGCAAGCCAATTACGATCCATCCCTTCTGCAGGCATATCTCGAAGGGCAGTTTTGCAATCTCACAACTGGTCAGGTTTATGACCGTTTTGATCGCGCCAAGCATGTAATCACCGATATTCCTGATGTCAGCGACGAGCCTCTTCGCGTCGGCGTTGACTTCAATATCGGGAACATGTCAGCAGTCATCGGTGTGCGTCTTGGGAACAACCTTCTCCTGATCGACGAGATCAGCGGTGCACATGACACCGACGCCATGGCCCAAGAAATACAACGCCGTGCTGATGGACGCCAGGTTTACGCCTACCCTGACGCATCTGGCGGCAACAGAAGCACGAATGCCTCACGTACAGACATTCAGATCTTGGAGTCGTACGGCTTTAGCAATCAATCACCAAAGGCCAATCCTCCCGTCCGCGATCGGGTGGCTTCTGTTCAAGCTTTGTTGGAAAACGGAAAGGGCGAAGTCAGATTGCAGGTCGCCGCAAATTGCAAAAGAACAATTGAATGTTTAGAGCTGCAGAGTTACACCGAGGCCGGTGATCCCGATAAAGATGCGGGTTATGATCACATGAATGACGCTCTTGGTTATCTTGTCTACCGCGATTTCAGCATGATTCATGCTCGCGCTGGTCGAGGCACGGGAATAAGACTATATTGATTGAACTGAGATCTGATGGACAACGGCTGGGTGATACCAGACCCCCCATCACGACTGTTCATCTAGATGGACTGGCCGATTCGTTTCTAGAGCGTCTAACGGGATTAAAGGCATTGAATGGGGGCGCGTGAATAACCGCCCCCTTTCTTGTGTCTGCAGATCTGTCGATTAACATCTGACTATTGGGCGGGATTTAACTGTGTATTCAGGCTTTTCTGGTGGTCGCCAACGTGTTGGCAACGTCACTCAGGTGAACGACCCGAATAGCGCGTGGGTAAATATGGAGTCTCACTGGGGACTGATCGAACATTTGCTTGGCGGCACATACAAAATCAGAAAAGGCCACCGCAAGTTTTTACCGCAAGAGCCAAGAGAATTAGACGAGGCTTATGACAACAGACTGCAACGCTCAGTTCTTGCGCCTTATTACGTCAGATTAGAGCGCATGTTGGCTGGCATGTTGACGCGTAAGCCGGTCAGGCTTGACGACGTTTCTGATCAAATCCGCGAACAATTGTTCGACGTTGACCTGCAGGGGAATGATCTGCAGACATGGCTTTACAACACATCGCGCATCTGCATCCGCTACGGGCATGTTGGCGTTCTTGTTGATGCGCCTAAGTCTGGTGATAATGGCCGCCCTTACTGGATCACATACACGCCAAGAGACATTCTTGGTTGGCGCACTGAAATAGCCGATGGGCAACAAAAGCTGACGCAGCTTCGATTATTTGAAAAGGTGCTTATCCCAGATGGTTTGTACGGGGAAAAGCAAGTCGAGCAAGTGCGCGTCTTGACTCCTGGCGCATTTGAGATCTTTCAAAAAGATCAAAAAGGCGACTTCCGTGTTGTTGATGAAGGCACAACAAGTTTGAGCGAAATCCCGTTCAGCGTTGCCTATTCCAACCGCATTGGCGTTTTAGAATCGTTCCCACCGTTGGCTGATATTGCTGAGCTGAACCTGCAGCACTATCAAGTGCAGTCTGATCTTGGGAATCAATTGCACATCAGCGCAGTGCCGATGCTTGCGTTGTTTGGTTTCCCTGCAGCAGCAGAAGAAATCAGCGCAGGGCCAGGTGAAGCTTTAGCACTGCCTGAAGGTGCTTCTGCGAGTTATATCGAACCGGCTGGCAACAGCTACGACGCTCAGTTCCGCAGACTTGAACGAATTGAGGCACAGATTAATGAGTTGGGGTTGGCTGCTGTGATGGGGGCAAAGCTTGTGGGCGAGACGGCTGAGGCTAAGAGGATTGATCGCAGTCAAGGCGATGCGACGATGATGGTGGTGGCGCAGCAGATGCAAGATTTGATCGACAATTCCCTGCGGTTTCATGCTGATTATCTGCAGGAGTCACAGGCTGGTAGCAGCCTTGTTAATCGTGACTTTATGGGCGCAAGGCTTGAGCCACAAGAGATCCAAGCGTTGTTGCAGCTTTACACCGCTGGCACGGTGACACAAGAAACGTTGCTGTTGCAGCTTGAGGCGGGCGAAGTGCTTGGCGATGATTTTGATGTTGAGGCCGAGCTTGAGGCAACGCAGGCTGGCGGATTGCTAGAGGCACCGCAGCCAGTTCCGCAGCAAGAGGTCACAATGCCTGAAGGTGAACCGGAGGCAGCCGATGGGGTGGCTTGATGATTTGCGTAGGCCAAAAGCAGAACAACCATCGAACCGGGACTTCTTTTATTCGCATGACAGGCTTGCTAATCAATACTTTGCAGTGATCCGTCTGACTTGGTATTTGGACGGCAAAGTTTGCGCCGTAACCGAAAGCAGTATTGCGACTTATGACAAAGATGTCGTGGCGGAATTTACGTCAATTCTTGATAACGCTTTAAAGCTTGGCGCTGATGCTTCCGTCGTTTGCATTGAAGAGCCTCAAGCCCTTGGCATCTATGAAAAATGAGCACACCTGCAGAGTTGTATCGCAATGCCATCGATCTCAATCGATTTAGCAACGGTGTCGCCAAACGTATCGCTCGCACATACAACGATCTTATTTTGGATGCTGTTGATCAGCTTCGTGGGATTGATGAGCTGTCTGCGCCTAGCAAGGCTGCACGGCTTAGGGCCATTCTCGCGCAACTAAAAGAATCGCTAAATGGATGGGCCGGATCGAGCACAATTTTGGCGGTTGAGGAGTTGCAGGGGTTGACACTTTTACAATCTGAGTTTGTAGAAGAGCAATTACGCAAGGCGCTGCCAATTGAATTACGGAATCAGATTCGTAGCGTGCAGATCAGCCCACAGTTCGCGCAATCTGTCGCCACTGTTGACCCAACAGCGTTAAACGTTGTTTCGCTTAGTGATGACCTGCAAGCCGCTGTGGCTGGGGCGCCTGCGACGTTTCAACTGACAGCAGCGCAAGGAACAACCATCACGCTGCCAAATGGCAAGGTGCTGGAGAAGTCATTCCGTGGCTTGGCTGAGTCACAGGCCGATCTTTTTGCAAAAACAGTGCGGAATGGATTGTTGACAGGTGAATCGACCGACAAGCTGGCGCGTCGTTTAAAGGGTCGTTTGCGGTTTGGTCAGCCAGGGAGTTTGCGGCAGATGGCGCAGGCTGGCGGTGAAGTGACAGCCGTAGCGAATCATCAAGTGATGGCGATGGTGCGTACCAGCATCAATCAGGTTGCAAACGCATCAAGCCAGCAGGTATATGAGGCGAATCAGGATGTGACCAAGCGTTACCGGTATGTCGCGACGCTAGACAGCAGGACATCAGCGATCTGCCAGGCGCTAGATGGTCAAGAGTTTGACTACGGCAAGGGTCCAACACCGCCGCAACATTTCAACTGCAGGTCAACGACTGTTCCTGTCATTGATTACGAAGGGCTAGGGATAACACCGCCAAAGCCTGGCAAACGCAGAAGTTCAGACGGATTGGTGCCCGCTAATC